AGACGGAGGCCTTCCTAGTCAGAAGCGGAGTCACGAGCGGCAGGACCCTCAAGGGGACATACTGCCCCGAGCACCTACACCTCTACCACCTCCTATGCAAGTGGGAGGCAGAGGAGGAGAGGGAGGCTGAGTTGAAACCAAGCCGCTTCCGTGACAAGATGAAGAGGGGCGTCAGCCTCGTGACGGTCCCCGTCAACACACTAGCGGGCAACTCCACCTCCGCACCTCCCATGGTTCAGAAGTACGAGCCATTCTTCCAAGAGATAGAGAAGGACGCTCAGAAGACCAAGGGCATCAACGTGTGGCATCTACCCAACCCGCAGACTGGAAACAACGACATAACCATCGTGCAGTTCGACATGAGAATGTTCCAGAAGGAGATAATTGAGGCATCGCAACCAACCCCCGCCTTCACGGCCATGATGAACCAGCAGCCTCAAACAACCATGCCCCCTGCGGTTGAGCAACAGGTGGTGAATCAGTAATGGTCGGAATAAACCTCACAGGAACACAAACACAGAGCACCCTAGGACTCGGCGCTCCCGCGCAACTACCAGCGACTGGCATGTCGATGGGACAACCACAGCAAACCAATCCATTCATGTCTGGGATGATGGGAGCCTCGGGCCTTGGTATGCAGAATCAGTACAATGCCCCCATCGCCCCGCCATCCGAAACTGAGATACTATCTGCCATGCTCAACACCATGCAGCCAATCGACCGCTTCATCATCTCACAGAACATGCCCCTCTTCGTTGAGATGATAGCAAACATCACTGCCTTCTCACTGCTCAACGTCCTCAAGAACTCCACGTTCAAGATTGAGGATGACACCATATCGTTGGATGTGGCCTCCCTGCCCTCCGACTTGCAGACGCTATCCTCGGAGAACATCATCTCCAAGTTGAACAACATGCAGAACATCTCACAGCAGACTGTGACCGTAGCCATGCAGGAGCGTGACAGGATAATCTCCCTGTCACAGCAGTCGCTCATGCAGGGCATGCTCAACAGCGCACTCTCTGACACGACCATGCTTGAGTCAGTCGGCAGCGGCGTTGGCAGCGCTGTGCGCTCAGCCTTCGGATTTAGGTGAATGAAAATGATAGGTAGCCCAGATTACATCCCACGACCACTAGCAGACCTCTCCATGCAAATCATGTCTCCGAAGAGAAGCGTGATTATCGACATGGTTATGGTGCAACTAATTAGCGCAATTCTAATCGGCATAGGTATTCTTCTTTTCAAGGGTAATGATTTGTCGTCTGCCGAGACATCATGGTATCTCGTTGGCGTATTCGTATCTTTCATACTCCTAACCACTGTATACGCACGAATAACAAGATAGGATTATGAAACATCCCCTGTATGGCATTACGTGGGCGAACCAGTGACTAAGCGCTCATGCGCCTTCTGCATGCACCCTGATAGGGCCATCTACGAGGAGGCTATGAAGAACGGCGAGATGACCGCTAAGCAGATTGACAAGGAGATGTCATGGCGCACGAACACGGCGGACAGGCACTTCAGGAACCACATGGGCGAGTACCACATGGCCGCCAACCCGTCATGCAAACTATGCACACATCCGATGCGTGCCGAGTACGAGTCGAGGTTCTTTGCTGATGGCTCTGAGTCCGATGCCATAGCAGAGGAACTAGGCGTGCCTGAGAACAGCGTCTTCCATCACATGAAGTTCCACTTCCAACCACTCGTGCAGAGGTCTGCCGCCACTGAGGTAGCGATACAAGTGGGGAACGAGATGAATGTCCTTCGCAACAACGTCGAGAGACTCAATAGCAAGTTGAACGAGTACTTTGACGAGGCGAGCGTCCATGAGGACGGCTTCGTGCGCGATGCGGTCGGTCTCCACAAGGAGGTCCGTGAGACAATCAAGGACCTGATGAAGATGAACGACCAATGGGGGACGTCGGGTGACACACCTCAGATAAACCAGACAATCAACGTGTTGAAGGTAGAACTGTCGAAGGAGTCACCTGAGACGTGGAAGAGGATACGAGCACAACTTCTTGAGCAGGAGGAAGAGGTTTGATATCAATCAGCGACCTGATGCAGATATCTCATCCCGGTCACAAGCACTACGTCTCGTCCTACAACCTGCATGACACCGACCTGCCGCTCTTCTTGGACTACTGCGTCAACGTGGTTGACAGGTTCAACCACTACTCGATGATGAACTTCCAGAGGGGTCTGGACAACATAGACTGCATATTCAAGATAGTGGACCTGATGAAGAGCCTACAGGACACCGATGAGCCTCAAGACGTGTTTGAGATACGTGAGAAACTCATGAAGGAGATGTCCAACTTTGAGTTCCTCTGCGACTCGATGGCGAGGTGCTTCGTCAGCCCCTCCTTCGTCAAGGAGTTCTACGAGGGATTGTCCAACAGACTCAAAAATGAAATAAGCGTGTACGCGGGAGTAGAGGCATGACCGAGGGTATGATGGGTCGCGGAACAGAGACTCGGATGTACAATCCGAGGTCGGAATCCTCCCACATGTACCGCAATAATCACGAGGAGGACACGTACAGTCCCGAGGACGGCAAGGCTCGTGACGAGCGCTATGAGAAGAAGCAGCGCAAGAAGGAGCAGGAGAAGAGGGAGAGGAACAAGGTCAAGCACATCAAGATACGACCAAGCGACCTACCGCCCGAGGAGGACGAGAGGGTTGACGACTCAAAGAAGGTCGATGCCGACCGGGAGTTGTCAGCGATAACGGGACCACCCGGCAACGGTGGATTCCTGACCAGTTTGGCTATGGGGGCGAAAGGACCCGGTGCTGCTGGAGGAAACATGTTCGCTATGAGCGAGCCCATGGACAACGCATGGTCAACTCTCCTCAAGGAGATGGACGTCGAGAGGCAGAGAAAGGTCGAGGCACGTCGTGAGTGGCGGCCATCCACAGGGCAGTTCGCCACACCACCGGGAGGCTCACTCGGTCCCAAGGGCGCCACGAACAGAAGGGCGAAGGCGCAGAGGAGGGGAGTCAAGAGAGGTAGGCTCACTGGTATGATGGACGCTCCGAAGGCAGTCGAGATGGAGCACCGTGGTGTGTCCGTCAAGCAGCCTAAGTCAAAGGACACTCCTGCGTATAGGGAGTACATGGGCCAGCAGGAGGCTAGGAGGAGATTGGGGAACGTAAGGAACCCAACAGCATCCCAGAGGAGGTACGGGCAGCGCTCTTACTTCGCAGGTGAGACAGGTGGCGGCAGACTCCCCGGTATTTCCGTTAGCAAACCGAGGATACACGCACCGAGGATGTCCGGTAAAGTCAGCATGCCGCACCTCAGAAGACCAAGGACGCCGGGAGGCGGTCTATCGGGAGTCAGCAGGATGGGACTTCGCGGCGGTAATCCGGGTATGCAAGCCATGGCTCTATCGAACCAGCAGAGCACACCCATGTCATTCGCGATGAGCGAGCCCATGGACGACGCTTGGTCCACGCTCATGAAGGCGAGGGGACTCACATTCTCAGACAAGGCGGAACTAAGAGCGCTCATCAGGCAGATGAGAAGGGCTCTCAGGCGGAAGGACACAACCAGCAAGGGCATGGGAACCAAGGATACGAACGGTGCTGGAGAGGACAAGCCGAAGCACCGCTCTAACAGTTTCAACAACACCTCGCGGCCTGAAGGCGGCACAGAAGACGCCACGAATGACTCACGTGCCTTCGGTGTGCATCCTGAGCATCGCGGGGGTCCTACCGCATGATTGACCCCTACTACCTTCGCAAGAGCGATGGCAACTACATATTCTGGGACGGGCAGGAGTGGGCACAGACTCATCCACCTGTCGAGGCCATCGGTGCGATGGGAGGCGGGATGGACGCACCCGCAGTCGCACACACAGGTGCGCATGGCGACTCAAAGAGCGGTATTGGCAACCTCATAACCGGTGTTGGAAAAGCGGGAAGACACGGAGAGATAGGCTACCACAACGAGGAGACGGGAAGCACGTTCTACCACCCAATCGACGCTGCTGCTAGGAACCTAGGTGAGTTCCTAGAGTCGAAGGGCATCGATGCCGACCCAGTGCAACTCATAGAGGCGGCGATAAGAAAGACCAATGAGGACCACCCGGAGGACAACCACCTACAGGGCTTCTACAGCCCCGAGCACCGGAAGATAGGCGTATCGCAGTACCAAGGCCCAAGCACGAGGAAGGACAGGCAGCACTACATTCAGCACGATGGTGAGAAGAGGAAGATAACCCACTACACCAACTACCATGGCGCCAATCACCATCTCGGGACCTTCCTCGACTCGGGAGCCATACACTTCGGTGAGTCTCTGAGGGAGTTGTTGCAGAGCGAACTCGGTCTGAGCGAGGACGAACTGAAGGCGGAGAAGAACCCGAGAAGCCCGATGAACTACCTGTTCTACCCACATATCGCAAAGGAGTGGATGTCCTACACCATGGGACCGGAGGGGAATGAGTGGAGGAACATAATCACAAGTCCAAGGGGACACAAGGGAATGTCTGGAACCAGCGGTCAGAGCACCCTCATAGACAGGATGAGGGACGCGGGCTATCCCGTCGAGAGACTGTTTGAGAACATGCATGGGGTGGCCTTCCTCGACCATCTTCCTGACGAGTTCTTCATGCAGAGGGAGGGTAAGACGAGAAAAGGAGAAGGAGGCACCGTAGGTGCGGTACGTGAGATGCTCCTCGCTGCCTCGGGTGACCCAAACTACGCGGGACAGGCGCTATCTCGGGGTGATATCAAACAGACCATCAATTTCCTTGAACACCCAGAACTCAATCAAGCCATGCTTGGGGAAGTCCCGCTCTCGCGAATGCTGGCAAGTCCAGAACAGAGGGAAGCGCTACTGAACCACCTACAGGGATACTCTGCATTCATGAAACTCTTCGGAAGGACGACTGGAAAGTCATTCCACAAGAAACTAGCGAATGCCGTCACGGAGTTGCACACAGGTGAGGAGGACGAGGACTCACTCGGCCTTGAGGGGCTTCGCGGGTACATAGGAACAGCCAAGACCGGTAAGAAGGGCTCCGGCTCCCACTACAACATGGGCAACATGGGAGCAGTTGCTCTATTGAGCGGCATCCATGAGGAGGCCGGAGAGGGCGAGGCGAACTCAAGGTTGAGGCACACCCCCATCCCACCTGAGTTGCTTGAGAAACACGGCATCAAACTCAAAGAGGAATCAAGGGCACAAGCACCTATGATTAGAAGCATGCTTAGTGCCATGGGTAAGTACATCGCGGACAGCATGGGTCAGAACACCGACTTCAACGTGCCCGAGGAACTACCCACGACCGCCATACCAGCAATAGGCGGGTCTAGGATAGACGCAGCGGGTCAGGCCGTCCCAGAGCACATCCCCTACTCGACACTCAACACACCATCGTACGTGCAGTCAACACCACCGCCATCGAGGGACGATGCTGCACAACCGACAGTTGCACAACCGACAGTTGCACAGGCTGCACAAGACACGACACAGATGGTGCGACCGCCCATGAGGTCCATGACACCTGAGATGCTGACCGCACGCGGAAACATACCGGACCTCACCGACGAGCAGATACAGACCATACTCCAATCAAATATGCCGGGACGCACGTACAGGCCAAGCCAAGTGCAGCAGTACAGGGATGCGATGCAGGTATTACCAAATACCCCTGTGCAGACTCGCCTCACAGATTACATGAAGTCGGAGGACAGGTTGGTCAAGGCCATGGAGTCGTTGCAGATGCGCGAGGCGCGTCTCGATGACGATGTGATGAGGAAGTCCTCCTCGCTCTCCATATCCTCCGAGCACGACGTCTCCACATTCGCCAAGAAGATGGGGATAGCGCCGCAGGACATACGCCTCATCTACAGCGCCAAGGGCGATTGGCAGAGGCTCACCAAGAGTTTCGGGTACCCCGAGGAGTTGGTCAAGGTCGTCAAGGTCACGTTCGGGGGTGAGTAGATGGGCAAGGTCTACGTCATCAGGAAGCAGAAGTCTAGGTCTCCTGATGTTCCTGTGAGCGTGCAGACAACACCCACAGGATTTACATCTCAAATTGAGTTAGGCACAGATGCCCCTCTGACCGACACGGAGAGATACAAACTAGGTAGGTTCGGTAGGATAGGCAGCAATGTCGCAAGATTCGCTAAACCATTCGCTGCTGCCTACAGCGCACTCAGCAATCTCGCAGATGACAATCAAGGCGATGGTTTCAGCGCACTCGGTCGTGCTGGTCTATCAGGTTATACAACGTACAATCTGATGTCGCCCGCTGAGAGATACCTAGCAAGGGCAGGTACGTACCTCGATAACTACGGCAAACCAAGGCAAGTGCAGAGCAGGTTGACGGACTTCAATCAATCCACAGCACCGCCAGCGGAACCGACACTAGGTGACTTCAGCAATACAACCGGTCCTGCATCACCGAGTCCTCAAAGTGTTGACGAAACACGAGACAAGGCTCTGAGGAACGCAACAGTGGAAGAACAAGCGAAGGCACAGGCTGAGGCAAACAAGAAAGCAACCCAGAAGCAAAATGCCACGATGGATACGTTGATTGAAAACCAAAAACAAATACAGGGAGGTTGATTCGTGCCCACGGAGGACATGGAGCAGTTCGTCCTAGAGATGGACAAGGAGATGTGCAAGAAGTCGTTCCGCTACTTCTTCGTTGACGTGCTCGGGTTCATGTTCAACAAGCACCACGAGTCTTGGGACGTCGGTCTCGACAAGAACCAGTACTACTGCGTCAAGGCGTCTCGTGACCACGGCAAGTCCGTGTTCTTCATGTCGTACGCGCTGTGGCTGGCGGCGTTCAACCCCGGAACGCACATCATGATTTTCTCGCACTCCCTTGAGCAGACCCTTGAGCACATGCGCTTCATCAGGAACAACATCGACGGCTCCGACGTTCTCAGGGGACTGAAGCCCGAGGGCAAGCCTTGGGCAAAGTCCTACTTTGAGTTCACGAACGGCTCGCGTATCATGGCGAAGTCGGTGGGCGGTGCGACTCGTGGTTTCCACCCCGACGTCGTTGTGTGCGACGACATCCTGTGGGGCACCAGCGGCACAGAGTTGCAGAGGACGGCAGACTGGTTCTACGGCGTCCTGCTTCCCGTCCTCCACCACACCAGCCGACTGATGATGGTGGGCACGCCCTTCTCGTACAACGACCTGTATGCCGAGTTGGAGCAGAAGGAGACGTTTCAGGTCGAGACCTACCCTGCCATCGACCAGAACGGCAAGGCACTTTGGCCCGAGCGTTGGGACATAGATTCTCTTGAGCAGAGGCGACTGTCCATGCCAGCCATACAGTTCAGCCGCGAGTACCTGTGCGAGCCCATACACGACGTGGCGAGCATGTTCCCGATGGATATACTTGAGAAGGCACGTGACCCCGACCTCATCCTGCTCGACAGGGCGGACACGAACTACAACGAGGAGGGGGAGCCAGATGGCGTGTGGGGACAGCACTTCATCGGCCATGACCCCGCCATATCATCCGACAAGAACGCTGACTTCACCGCCATGACGGTCATGAGGACATTGCCTGACGAGGACGTCAAGCAGATTGTGCATGTCGTGCATGAGCGTGGTATGTCATCATTGGCACAGAAGAGGATGATGGTCATCCTGAACAACAAGTTCCAGCCCGACCTCATCGAACTTGAGGGGAACAACTTCCAGCGCATGCTTGAGGCGGAGATGAGGGAGATGGCCTCAGACATGCCAATCAGGGTCTTCATGACCACACGTACGAAGAAAGAGTCGCTGTTCATGTCGCTCCTCCTTGCGTTTGAACAGGGGCAAATCAAACTCCCCTACGGCAATGAGAGAAGCCGTGAGTACACCCACAAGGTCGAGCAGGAACTCAACCGCTTCGGCATGCAGAAGAATGGCAGGTTGGAGAGCGTCGGCGTCAACGACGACTTGGCGATGAGCCTCGCCCTCGCCAACTGGGCCACTAAGGAGTTCAAAGGAACAGTGGTCCTGCTGGATGATGTCATGGATAACTTTGATAATTGGTTTGACTCGGACACCAAGACGAGAGGTTGGATGGTACCATGAATTACAATAACACCACATACGTCTCTGACAAAAACGAGAACAGGGCTATGTGGAGCAGTTGAGATGTTCTCAAAGACGGGTGACGGATGGTTTGAGTCCCATATGGGATGCACTGCTAACGATATCGTCAAGCGTCTGAGGAAGAGCAGGAGAACCAACAAGGACCAGAAGGGCGACATAGACGAGTTGATTCAGGACGTTAGGACCATCAAGGCACTTGAGTTTGAGAACACCCTCAAGATGCATGATTGGTTGGAGGAGAACTCACGCATAGTCAGAGCATTCTCCCCATCGGAACGTGACATGAAGGCACTCAGAAAGTTCGCTGACACACGAAAGGTGAACCTGCTGCGCTCATTCAAGCAGTGGGAGATGTCCGAGGAGATACTCGCCAAACTTGAGGAGTTCGATGACGTATGGGGAGACGACGAGAAGGATGCTTGGGTCAAGGCCATGCAAGGCAGGAGAGATGCCAAGATGATGTGGAAGAACACGCTCCATCAGATAGACCGACTCTCCGAGAAGGACGCGCTCATGGTGAGGAAGGCATCGGAGTACCTAGAGCAGAACGGCGCCATGACGGCACGTGCCATCTACGAGAGGTTGCACGAGGAGAGCCTCACCACCAAGAGCATGACCAGCAACAAACTCGCCAAGATGCTCTCCATGTACGGTGAGGAGGTCGATATCATGGACGGCGTGGGTAGGTCAACATTCGTCAAGGCAGATTCCTCCGGTCTCATACTGAAGGACCCAATCGCCTATGCCGCTGGCTTCTTGGACGCTGATGGCTACATATCGATAACAGGGAGGGGTGAGCCTAGGGCTGGCTTCATAGCAACAGGAACGAGGGGTCGTGCACATTGCGAGCATCTCCAAAAGACGCTCGATTGCGGCATACTGCAACTGGACCAGAAGGTGTACAAGGACAGTCAGAGAAGCCAGCACAGACTACAGTTCTATTCCAAAGCAGACATTCGCAAACTTCTAAGTGCCCTTGAACCACATCTACAGATGAAGAAGACGCAAGCAAGAGCCGTCCTCGCATACTTGGACGAGCAGGACAAACTACGGAAGGAGCAGTTGATGAAAGTGGTCAAGTTCAGAAACTGGTCAGACGATACAACCAAGTCTGACGCCCTACTCGCTGAATGGGGAGTAGACGCCGACACGGTATCAAAATGGTCTGAGGGATTGTGATGGCAGAGGAAGAAGGCGGCAGAATCTCTCGTTTCCTATCGGCTCTGTCCGAGCCATTCCGAAGGCGCAGCACACCTGAGCCCACGATGCCGCTCTACACCACCGGCATACAGGAGCCCGTCATGGCTCAGGGCATCACCATACCAGCGTTGTATGCCGTGACGCACGAGAACCTCGTCCTACGGACCATAGTGTCCAAACTATCTCAGGAGATATTCAGGAGGGGGTACTACTGGGAAAAGAGGTTCCAACGCGTATGCACGTCATGCGGGGAGGAGCACAGCGACAACGTGGACATATGCAAGTTGTGCGAGGGACCTGTGAGAGCACCTGACATCGAGCAACTCATCTACCCGAAGTGGCTGTTGAGACAGACCAATTCCATGGAGCAGTCCTTCATGCACGTCCTACAGGAGATAGAGCACGACCTCAATGTCGTTGACGACGGCTTCCTCGTTCTCATCAAGGAGTACCACGTTGACCCTGAGACTAGCGAGATTATGTTCTACCGGGTGAAGGAGGTCGTTCGCGGAGACCCCATCTTCATGCGCATCGTGTCGGACAAGCGCGGTGTTCGCGGTGGTAGGTACAAGGTGTGCCCCATCCACCGTGACCAAGTTGCCTACCCCGGTCAGGAGGAGTCGTGCGAGGTCTGCGGAAACAAGATGCAGGACGTGCACTACGTCAACATGGCAGGGAGCGGCAAGACGCAGTACTTCCTTGAGGGGGAGGTCATACACATCAGCAAGTACAATCCGTCGAAGTTGTATGGCAAGAGCCCTGTCAACACACTATGGCGACAGGCCATGACACTCACCGCCATGGACAACTACCTCTACACCGCATATCAGAAGAGGAGAACACCGAAGGGAATCATATCCGTCACCACCGACAACCTAGAGTCGATGAAGTCATTCTGGAAGGCCGTCGATGAGAAGATGGAGCGTGACCCGCATTACGTCCCGAAGGTAGGCATAGAGTCGGCTACGGGTAGGGGCGGTGTCAACTGGGTCAAGTTCATGGACACGCTTGAAGAGATGCAGTATATCTCGGTGCGTGACGAGATACGCGCACGCATGTCCGCTTTCTACGGCGTCAGCAACATATTCATGATAGACAATGGCAAGAGCGGTGGTCTGAACAACGAGGGGATGCAGATACTCGTGACCAACAGGGCCGTCGAGTTCGGTCAGAAGGTGTACACCGAGGTCCTCTTCCCGCGCATGCTCAAGGAGATGGGCGTGACGGACTGGAAACTCACGCTCTACCCGAACGAGGAGGAAGACGAGATTACCAGACTCCGCCGAGACGAGATGGAGGTCAACCTCGCACAGCGCATGATGATGCTCGGGTACAAACCCGAGATGCTTGAGGAGGGAAGCGAGAGGGATATCCGCTTCATCTATCAGAAGCAGCCCGAGCCACAACCCGGCATGCCACCGGGAATGCCACCCGGTATGCCTCCCGGTATGCCTCCCGGCATGCCACCGGGAATGCCACCGGGAATGCCACCGGGAATGCCACCGGGCAGACCGATGCCTCCGGGGGCCATGCCACCACCGGGCACACCACGTGCAGGTCCACCCGGTATGCCGGTCCCGTCACCAGTTCCCGGCGGTCAAGGCGTCGGATTAAGAAACAGAGGAATGCCGTCTCCGCAAAACCGCACAAGTATGGGCTCAGGTTCTCCAATAAGCAGTGTGCAGCAGCGTGGACCGCAAGACACAATCGCACAGCGAAACCAGAGAAATATCGCTGACGCTAGAAGGGTGAGAGGCGCTTAAACTAAATAATGAGGCCTATGTGGAACAGGCAGGTATTCGCTATGGACTTACACAAAATGGACCCAATGGCTAGAAAAATGTCTGTCCACATGGACAGTTTGAACAAGGCGCTTGAGAACAACGACGCTGCCTCATCGCGCTTCCACTTGTCTGAGATAGTCAAGTACGCAGACTACCTCAATACGGACATCACGCGTGAGATACGCAAGTCAGAGGACGTTGTTGACTACGACGGTGTGCAGCAGTACGCAGGTGGAGTTCCAGTCATGAAGTTCAACGAGAGGGGAGGAAAACTTGACCCCTCAGTGCGTGACCAAGTTCTGAAGGGCACAGTCATCCCCGCACGAACCAACACCAACATGAGAAACGTGAGCGGCACCTTCGGTCGATGGTCGGAGTGAAACACATGTCCGATGAGCCACAGGTAGACCCTGCACAACGGCTCATGCAGATGCTCATCAACAAGATGGAGGAGATGGACTCCCGCATCGCGAAGATGGAAACGAACATGGAGACCCCACAGAGAATGCTACGCAAGGCCGGATACGTCACCATGCGCACACCATTCACCGAGAACGTAAGCCAAGACGGCTTCCGTGGTGAACTACCAGACAACGACATCCTAGCAAAATCAAACTCAAACAGCCCACTGCCCTCATACACAAATGAAGAGGTGCACAACATGTCGTGGGCAGAAATACACGACATGGCATCTCAGTACCAAGAGACGAAGGAGTTGTATTAGATGAAACCGAGATACGAAGAAGTTTCAACCGAGGTTGTTGCCATGCTAGAGAAAGCCCAGTCCCTGCTCGCCAAAGCGGAGAAGTTGGATATGGTCGAGCATGAGGGGAAGAAGGTCCCTGCCTTCGCAGCCGATGGCAAGGGTGCCAAGGACGAGAAGAATAAGGCGGCGGACAAGTGCCCCGAGTGCGGTGGCAAGTTGAACAAGGCCGGTGACTGCATGATGAAGGGCAGTTGCGATATGGCAAAGTACGGTACGATGGAGAAGGCCAGCATGGCTGAGAAGGACAAGTACTGCATGAAGAACTTCGGCAAGAAGTACTCAGAGTGCTCTGAGAAGCAGAAAGCACAATGCGACAAGGCCCACGGCAAGGTCGAGAAGGGCGAGCATCACAAACTACAGACGTTCGACAGCCGACCCGGAGGCGTCCAGTTCATGTCCGAGTCAGGTGGGCAGACCTACAACGCGTACTACACGACGAACCAATCCCTCTTTGAGTCCGATGACGTCGCCAACAAGGGAGCGACCTCCACATCGTTCGACCTTGAGGCCCTGCGTGCAAAGATGAACACCCATGAGAATCCAGTCGAGGGTCATCTCACGGAGGGGTGAAGTTGTCAAGGGTAGCAGTCAGGAAAGGCATAGCACAGACAGAGAGTTGTCAACTGTGCGGTGCTACCTCCGCTCAAGGATGCTTGAATCCCGAGCACGAAGGCCACAGTCTTGAAACGTGTCCCACTAGGATAGCAGCCTCCCTCGGAGGGAGGTGAATGTCTTGCAGCAGGATGACGTCGAGATATTCACACAGGCTCGGAATGAACTCCTGAAGTCAGTGCTCTCTCAGAGCGACTTCGACTACGAGAGGGAGCAGTACCTGCTGGCTGAGAGCAACCTTTTCCACAAGGGCATCGAGGTTCAGTACGATATATTCACACCATACTTGGAAATGGTACTGAAGTCACTCACCATCGAAGACTTCCACGAAATTGAACAGGGACAACCACGTGAACCGCTTGCATTAAAAAGGAAAAAACAATATCGTGACAAGACCGCTACTCGTACAATAGGGTTGGAAAGAGCCAAACACAGATTGACTGGAAGGTTCTCACATGGAAACGACTTCAACGTCATGCACTCAAAGTGGCCCGAACTCACGAGTCGCGCACCTAGCAACGAGATTGAGAGGATAGAGCAGCAGAGTCAGACTGACAACCACCCTTGGTCCAAGGACGTGCATCCACTCCTCATGAAGCACCCCGGAAGCGGATACCCGAACTTTGTCGAGGTACTCAGGGACTACTACCTGCCTGACGACGAGGGAAACTCACCCGCACGCTCTTGGGCTGAGTCCGAGAGGGCACATGAAGCAGACTACAAGGACAACCCCGTCATATCGGGCGTCGGTCAAGAGGGAGACAAGAGGCATCTCTTCCTCGGTCCATTGAGCAAGGGCAAGGGTGGTGCGTCCCACGAAGACGAGTTGTACGAGAGAGCATATCAGAGGTGGAGGCAGAACAACATGAGCACCGTTGACTCCATCATAAAGGAAGGAGGAACTGAGCGTGATGTGAGGGAGGCCCACTTCGATGATGCCGCCAAACTATGGAGCGGTCAGAACGACCTCTTTGAGCAGACCATGGATGAGGTGGGACTACCCAAGTACGATGAGAGGGTGAAGGTGCGTGAGCAACTCGCTCAAGCAGGTCTCAAGGAAGAAGACATTCAAGCGGTGATGGAAGACACATATGGAAGCGAAACCATGGAAAGCGTGATGGTCAAACACCCACATAGACTGGGTTGGCTCGGCTATCACATGGGCCTTGAGTGGTTGGACCCAATTGAGAGAACCAAGGTCATAGAGCACTTGGTGGAAAACTCATCGACAAACCCGGAGAAGTACAACGTCAAACTATCAGACGGACACGAGATACCCCTCAGCAGGTTCAAGAGAAACATGATGATGAGGGCAGCGCCTGAGTTGAACTGGGTGGTGGGACAGTCACATCGCTCAATACCGAACATGCACAGGCACAAGGAGACGCAGGAGAGCGCACCATTCGACTCGACAGCGATGATAAGTGCCCTGAACTCAATCAACGACCCCAAGCATGGCACGTTGAAAGACAGGTTCCTGTCGGAGATAAACGAGCGACTCGGTTTGTTTGAGGGGGAGGGTGATACCCTGAAGAGACTACCGCTCTACGGGCCTGAGAACAGGAAGAAACTCAAGAGACTCATGAGGGAGTCGCCTGACCAAGAAGGAAAAGAGCCACTGCTCTACGCCTTGAGGTCTCTTGAGGACGAGTTGGGATACAACAAACCAGATGGCAGCGTGACCACTCAGGACTTCTACGACTTCATAGACACTGAGAAGTCCCATCCGATAAGCGAGTTGCTCAAGGCGGACAAGGAGAATCCCTACTTTGAGGAGGACGAGTTGCGGGACTTGAGAGGAGTCATAGCAGACGCACAATACATATCACCGAGGATAGCGGAGATAGGAAATGCACTAACAGCATTCAACTCGACCATAGGACCGACATCAGACAACCTAACTGACAGTGAGAAGAGGCACTACATCGAGTCGAACGGCATCCACCTCGGTGGTCAGTCCCACTGGAGCAGACCCTACATGAGAGGAAACCTAGGTCTCAGCGACTCAACTCACTTGGAGGCACTATTCGCTCTCCTCGGTCAGATTGGCGATGAGAAGAACTCACTCATGGGCACCATGGAACCAAGCGGGTATGACATGAATCGCGGCCTGATGGGTATTCTATCACCCATAACGAGGCATCACAAGACAGTCGGACAGGTTCATGCCTATACCCCTAATCAAATCATGACCCCTTTCGATAGGACACATTCAGGGTATGAGGGACAGAAGGCCAATCACGTACAACACAGCATGATACCCGGACTCACGAAGAGGTTGGAGCACGAGTTGAATGACGAGAAGAAGAAAGAGATATCCAACTTGATGTCACGTCATCGTTTTGATAATCAGCACAACGGTGTCACATCAGACTGGGGCAAGCATAGTGGAGCGTCACGCTCTCAAATCAGCGACACTCAAATCGCGGCGAACGCCTCTCATCACTACAGGCACATGTTGGCTAAAGGTGGCTTCCATGTCGTTGGCAGCAGGGATGGCACAGGCAGGGTGACTCTCGGACCATCGAAGAGGATGTTCTCCTTCGATGAGGTGGTTGCTGGCCTGTCACCCATGCATCCGAACATAGAGTCGATGGAGGAACTCATCGAACTGGCCTACACCGGAAACTTGGCCTCCGTACCTATGAAAGATATGGGAGGGATAGAGCAGTATCTCCTACAGGACATGGACCAGTTGGAGGACGAGATTTACAATCTTGAGGACTCAATCAGGAGCGAGTACGAGAAGGAGAGGCCCATACCCTCCGTAGTATCATCCCTTGAATCGAGGAGGATGCAACTACGTGACCGGTTGAAGGAGTACAAGAACTCCATCCTACAGATGAAGGTAAAGGACATCAAGAGCAAATACCCCCTCTACAACTTCAGCAGCGGCAGGACCTCGGAGCCTGACGTGAGGAAGATGAATGACATGCTCGCCATAGAGAAGATAGCGAAGGAGGTCATCATGCCCGGATACGTCGAGAAGGACCCCGACGCATTCAACCCCGAGGTTGTCGGAGTTTCCCAGTTCCTGATAAACACCTCAGCGGCCCTCCATGACGCGGAGATTATGTCCCTTCACATGAGTCATGACTCACATGGGGCGACGACCCTCGCTGATGGCATATCGGAGGAGCAGAAGGTGGTCACTGCCAATGACAAGCAGAGATACCTACCAATACTCGCTCACATCATCATGAACGATGATTTGCCGGTGATAGACCAAGACACAGAACCAGATGAGTTGCTCTCTGACTTGGGACTCCCTATAGATGAAGAGCATCTACGCATGGCACAGGAGGCCATAGACTCAGGGGCCACCAAGGTCACTACGCTCTCCTCCCTCGTGAACTCCGAAGTTGACGATGGCTTCACCGAGTCCTACAAGAACGTAGGTGAGAGTCACGATGACATAGTTTCCCACATGCTCAGCGAAACCGTGGGAGATAGGTCACACCCCCTGCACACTGAGTTGCAGGGTTTGAACAACCTGCTTCGCTTCGATACGAAGGGCCTGATGGAGTCCTTGGGTCTGAAGCACCACAGAATGAAGGTCGAGCCCGGTCTCGGTAGAGCAGCAAAAGGCTCAGGGAGGGAGCCTCTCTTAGAGCAGAGACAGAGGGACAAGAGCAAGAGACTGCTCTCGCAGTTAATCTCATTCGATGCCGGTGCCCTGCCGCCTGATGCGATGAGGGATGCTCTCTCTCAGGAGGAGGTGTTGAATCCAATGTCAATACAGGCCATGGACACACCGATAGACTCAATCCTCTCGGTCAACGGGGCGACCCCAAACCTGTATTACTCCAGCAGCGGTCTTGCCTATCACCATGGGAGCATGACCGGCACACCCACGGTGAGGGCCTTCGCGGGCATGGACGGAAACCCGCAGTTCGGCACAGAGACTGAGAGGATGAGTCTATTACCAGTCTCCGAGGAGACCCTGCTCTCACTCCACGGCCAGCAGACGTTCGACGCCGCGCAGCAGATGGCGCAGACAGCAGGTGGTGTTGACTTTGAGAGGTCATCAACCAACTTCGACCTGAACACCGGGCAACTCGGTGAATCGGACTTGCTAGAGGTCGCCAAGGCCCTACCGAGCGAGATGCCCTTGATAGAGCCCTATCACAAGGTGTTTGAGTATGGCGACATAGGGGAACTCCGTGGTTTCACAGGTGATTGGGCGGTATCCGTCATGGAGGACGGAACCAGAGTCAAGGTCACGAAGAAGGGCACGTACGTATCGGTCAAGGACGATGACAACGAAAGCGTGTCGATATCCTCCGAGATGTCCAAGTGCCTCAGAAAACTAGGCAAGAGAAACTACGTCGTTGACGCTGTGAAGAACTCGGACGGCATACACATCTTCGACATCATGGAGTACGACGGCACTGACGTCACCGACATGGACGTGAGGGAGCGCATGAAACTGCTCAGGGGGCAGTTCGACAGCCGTGAGAACGTGTTCATACCCGGACCATCCACACTCAGGATAACGGACGAGGACGGTCTTGAAGAGGCAATCAAGTTCATCCAGAGCGAGAACAAGGACAAGAAGATACTGCTGAGGGATGCAAAGTCAACGTATATGCGCGGTGAGGAAAAACACCCTAAGTGGGTGCTCATGACAAAATCCGACGATGACTTCCACATTCCATTCGGCATGGAGATAGACGAGGACATGTTCATCCTGCACTTCGACCATGACATACTCAAGTACGACATCGTTGATGACAGGGTGGAGAACCCACGCTCCGCATTGAGCAGCCTCAAGGAGAGGGACTACACGCTCGTCCTAGCAAAGAGCCTTGAGAGTTATTGGATGCCAGCCTTCGATGAGATGCTCAAGGCATACACTAAGAAGAAGACGAGCAATACCGATACACCAGTCGATGACTCGGACAAGTCCGACTGGGACGAGGAGAGCGCGGACGAGGGCATGACCGACGAGCGTGCACGAAGGATAGACAATCAGAGCGGTGGCGTGCTCAAGCCGAAGAAGGACCCGAACATCCTCCTCAAGCCGAAGATGGTCAAGGCCATAGAACTCATAGAGAGGGCACTCGATGCCTTGGAGAAGGCAGGGAGCGGGCACTACCCGATGAGCGGTGGCAAGGGACTGGGTATAGACGTAGGCGCGGACGTGGCAAGCCCACGTGGCCCGACCATGTTGAACAACGAGGCCACACTCCCAGACTACGACATGAAGGAGCGTCCTGAGCAGGACCCTGAGAAGGCAGAGGACTACCCAAAGAGAAAGAGAAAGTCGAAAGAGCATTCTTCGCTTAGTTGATATAGTATTGCAATGAGTTAGGTGATAGTGTGTTATCTCAACAGCGACTCTTCAATGAGGACAACATCGTACTCCTCAAGGCAGGTAATGACCTCGTTGTCGCTGGATACGCAAGCGTCGAACTGGTTGACAAGCAGGGCGATTTAATCACAATGGAGGCTTTGAAGGACGGATTTCGCAAGTTCATGCAAGAACCGAAATACAGGAACGTCCAACTAGCGCACTCAAATATACAGGTAGGAGAAGTAGTTCCATCATATACAGATAGTGAAGGGAGGTTGTGGAAAAGCGAAGTCGATGATGTCGGGATGTTTGTTGTAATACAACTGCGTGACGACATCGAGAAAGCACGAGAAGTTGCCGCCGAGATACGGAAAGGAAAACTACGTGGGTTCAGCATCGGAGGACAGGCATTCAAGCGAGTCAGGAAGAGCGACCCAAAACACGGTGACTATCAAGAAATCAGCAAGTTAGAACTGCATGAAATCACAATATGCGAGAAAGGCATCAATCCAGAAGCAACATTCAGAATACTCAAACAAGATGGGGAAACAGAAAATAACACAAAAGAAAAGGTGAAAAAAATGACAGAAGAAGACATGACAGCACAACTAGGCGATGTCCTATCTCGTCTTGAAGGCCGACTAGATGCGATGGAGAAAGGCTTACCCGCTGGACTCAAAGAGCATATGGACAAGAAGAAAGACAAGAAAGAGGACAAAGCCATGGATGACGACAAAGAAGAGAAAGCCATGGACGAGAAGAAAGACGACGAAGATGACAAGAAGAAATCCGAGGAGTTCTCGGACGTCATCTCCTCTGACTACCTCGACTGGATGGAGAACACCCTGAAATCCGCAGGTGTTGACATCGATGGGGCACGAAGCCACTTCGATGACCTCAACAAAGCGAACCTCGGGTCCACTCCTGAAGAGTTTGACCTAGACTACGGTCAGACCCCCAACAGGGAGTCCGAAGGTGGCAAACCCTCGACCAACGCCATAGCAAGACTAGGCGGGAAAGGCGAGAAAGAAGTCAAGAAATCCGACTTCCTAACTCCCGACAGAGTTTCCGATGCAGACATCGAGGCTGCCTACGAAGTATACAAGGCAGCAGCAATGGAGCAAGAGTTCAGGGGCAGCCTTGAGAGCCAGTTCGCAAGCCGCTTCCAGACAGAGCGAAAGGCTGAGATAGCCAAGGCTCAGGCAGCAGCGTTCGACGCACGCGGTCCTCTCGATGAGGTCATGAAGGCACTCAGTGCACTCAATGACAGAATCGACAACCTCGGTACAACAGAAGCCGGTGTCCCAATCGCCAAGAGCGAGGCAGCACCAGAAGTAGAGATTCCCTCAACGCAAGATATGGCGAGAATGTCATGGGACGAAGTTCATGCCCTCGCAGACAAAACCTTCAGGGGAGAGTGATTTAGATGGCAAGAGACTACGTACGCACAATAACAGACATGGAAAGGTACTACTACGGTGCCGGAAACGCAATGGGATACTCCTACTCCGGTAGCGAGTTGCTCAAGGCCGACAGCCCTATGCTGTCCACGACTGCTGGTACCTACCAAGCAATCTACGGGCGCAAGGTCTGGTCGCAGTTGAACCAAGAGTTCAACGCCTTCAGCATCCTTCCAAAGAAGCCTTGGGACAGGTCGGGATGGAGAGTCATCACCGCCAAGCCCAACGGAGGCGCACTCCACGGTGGCGTTGCAGAGAACGCTGTTCTCCCTGACACTGTGAAGCCAACCTTCCAGCACGTCGCTGCAAAGCCAAAGACGATTGCACACACCTTCGACATGTCGGAGACCGCAATCTTCCTCGCTGACAGGGACGACGGACTCGGGGACATCCGAGCAGTACTCAAGGAAGAGATGGGTAAGCATCACGCTGAGATGGTCAACAAGATGCTCCTGACGGACGTCACGACCGCTGCTGGCAACAACTTTGAGTCGTTGGACAGAATCACGACTGGCAACACGAACATGACGTCGGGCACCCACTACGATGCTGGAGACGAGGACATCTACTCCATCGACAGGAGCGCCAACACATGGGCCTTCGCTGAGGACAACGCTGACTCAGGCAGCACCAACAGGACACTCAGCCTTGACCAACTAGACACGCTCTTCCAGCAAATCTGGGAGCGCGGTGGAAACCCGAAAGTCATCCTGACCGGATATGACACCTTGATGAGACTACAGCAACTGCTACAGTCCCAACAGAGGTTCATGGAGGAGAAGAGAGTCACGCCAACCTACAACGGCGTCAAAGGTGTTCCCGGTATGGAAGCCGGATTCATCGTTGCTACATACAACGGTGTTCCAATCATCCCAACCAAGGACATGCCAAAGGACTCCATCAGCAGGATGTACTTCCTCGACACCGACTACATGTACTTCAGCACTGCGATACCAACGCAGTACTTTGAGAGTGGCATTGAAACTGGCGACCCGTTCGCCATCAACAGACTGGGCCAAGAGGGTCTCTATCGAACCATGGGTGAGATATGGACCACTTTCTTCGGAGCGCAGGGGAGCATTCGTGACCTAAAGTGAGGTAGCGTGTAGGAGAATAAAGGATAGGTGATGAAAAATGGGTACAACAAACTACAAAGGAATAACATACACATACGCAAGCGGCGCATCAGCCGTCACAGGAATACTTGACTTGGACATGAGAACTGGTGCTGACGTAGACCAGACAAGGTGGCTAGATGGAGCAGGTGGGGCAGCAGACGCATACCCCGGTTCCCTGACACCCTTCTCTGCTACTAACAACGATGCTACCAACGGTGCTGGCGGAAGCCTCAGAATGCTCGTCTTCGACGTGACATGCAACAGCACTGGAACGGTGACACTATCGTCAACCACCATCACGGACTCAGACTCCGATGGCGAGGACGACGGTGGAGTCGTCATAGGTGGAGCAATCAGCAGGATAGTGGCCGTCACAGGTGCGGTCAGCCAAGTTGCTGACAACATGATAACCGCTGCAATCAACGGAAGCAACAGTCTACAACTAGACTTGAACGCTGAAGCCTCCGGTGACTACACCATAACTCTACTCGTGGAGTGAGGTGGTTTCCTTGCCAATAGTGAGATATAACGGACCATCCTTCTACAGAAGGAGTCCCGACGCCTACTCCCCTGATTTTTCAAGGGGAGAGAGGCGTGAAGTCTCACAGGCTTGGGTAAACAAATGGAGGCGCCTCTTGGTCGAGCCCGGATTCACCCTAACAGGTGATGAGGGTGTGACCGAGGACCTCCACTCCGACGGGATACCCGACTCAGGTTGGACTAACCCGGACATAACAAAGTGGCTCAAAGAGCAGGGGGTCACAATAGGTAGGGGCTACAAGACCAAGAGCACATTGCTCGCTATGGTCCAACTCCACCTAAACCCCCCTGCTGAGCCACCAGTTGTCGAGGAGGAGTCCGAACCCGAGCCAGTGGTTGAGGAAAACATTGAAGAGGAATCAGGAGAGTGATTGAAACATGGCAGTGACAATAGATAACAGACCAACCGTATTCGGAGACAGAATGATTGTGACAGGCTCATATGCAGCAGGTGACACATCAATAGAACTAGGCGGCATACTAGCAAGCATCGACGCAGTGATACTTAATCCATCAGCAGTTCAGACAGCAAAACATCAGGACGTTGACATAGCAAACGGCACAACCTACGTAGCAGTGACTGCATCGAACCTCGATACAGCAATCTACAGTGGTACGACCATCACGATTGCACCAGTCTTGGCCGGTGAGACCACAACAGCGGGTACATTCTTAGCGATAGGACGCCGCTCTTGAGGCGGTGACCTAGATGGCTAACCTAACACCCAAGTACAAAGTCGTCGGACCCTTCTCACCGAAGGAGTTCAATGACACGTCCACGTTATCAACGACCATAGCCACGGCTGTGGGCACATTACCAAGTGCATCTACCACTACCAGTTTGATAGCGTCTGACCCGTTCACGGTCTTGGGGAACGTATACATCCTAGTGACATACGTATGATGGTGAGGAAGGTGCATGGGATTCGACATACAGACTCTCGATGTCACTGATATAGAACGTGCTCAGAAACAAGGCATTCGTGCTGAGGAGCACTACCAGAAGAACATACAGGTTGACCCTAAGAACCCGCTCAAGGGCACTGTCAGCAAGCAGCGTGCGAATGCACGAAAGGCGGCTGACGTGCTTGACATAGGCGCTGGCACTAGGTGCAAGCACTGTGGCATGCTACACTTCATGTGGAGAGAGACATGTGGTGTGTGTGACAAGCCCATGGAGTACAACCTAGGCACGAGAAACGAGGAGGCGAGGATGTGAGCGTGTTCGATAGCGCTTGGTCCGTCCTCAAGGCACCTCAGATGGTACGTTTCTCGCAGGGTCCTAGAGGCAAGGTCAAGACGCAGAAGGAGAAGAAGTATTTCAGAGACCTCGTGAAACGGGCTATCCTACAAGGCAAGGATGTAGCATCTGATAAGAGACTGTCACCCGAGGCAATGAGAGCGACATTCGGTGTTGATAGAGTCACGGAGGACATGCTCGACTACAAGAGGGACAACAGGGGCAGGACCGTAAAGGACAAAGACGGAAAATTGATTCCCAACAATCCTGAAGTAATGAATGCATTCAATGAAATCTTCAACCAGTACTACACCAAGGACAGAAAGAGAGA